TCAAGTTGCTTATTATGGTTATGGTGCGCTTGCAAATAAAATTAATGCCGGTGCTTACAAGTGGATGGTTGCATAAACTTTCCTAAATAGGAATCATCTGTAAAGGGGCGTCGGAAGCCTTCGCCCCTTTACTTTAAGAAAGGCAGACAATGGCAGCCACATACGTTACTGAAGCTGAACTTAGAGCAAATTTACAATTAGGTAATTTGTACAGTTCGGCAACAGTTGAGGAAGTCTGTCAGGCTGCCGAAAATATAATTAAAAGTTATTTGTGGTTTAATAAAGCTTACATTGCTGTAACAGAATTAAACAGCTTAAAGGCAACTGTTACAACAGTTGAACCTCATGGTTTTGTTGTTGGTCAAAGCCTAGTAATTTCAGATTCAGGCGCGGTGTTTAACGGAACTCGTACAATAACCGAATCTACAATTTATACTTTTTCTTTTACGGTTGCTTCAGGCGCAGATCAAACAAATCATTTAGTTAGACCTTACGGAGTTGCAACAGGGTCGTTTCATGGCACAGATTATGCAACAGTTCCCGAAATAAATTTGGCTACCCTTATGGTGGCGACTGAAGTCTGGCAAGCCAAACAAGCTGCTAATGGCGGCGCACTAGACCCTAATTTTCAACCATCACCCTTTAAAATGGGTTCAACATTGATTGCAAAAGTTAGAGGCTTAATTGCGAACCACTTAGCTCCCAATGGACTAATAGGCTAATGACAGTTGCCGTTACAACTCTCAGAGCTTCCATTGCGTCCGCGCTAAGTAATGCGGGGGTGTGGGACACGTTCTCTTATGTGCCAGCCACACCCACCGCCAATAGCGTTGTTCTCAGGTATGCCGACCCAATGCTTGAGCCAAGCAACAATCAATACAATGTTGGGGCAAAAGCAAACTTTACAATAACTTGCATAGTTCCAATGCTGGACAATCAAGCTTCATTAATTGCGTTAGAGGAAATGGTTTGCGCGGTATTTTTAAAACTTGTTGCGTCAAGCCTTAAATTTAACATTGAAAGCGTATCTGCACCTTCGGTATTGCAGGAAGCTCAAGAGATGATGGTCAGCACAATCAACATAAGCACACTAACAACTTGGAGTTAAACAATGACACTTACAGACGAGGACATTGCCTTTCTTAAAAAGATCGGTCAAATAGCACCACAAGACAAGCCAAAACCAACAATCACCAAGAAAGACGAGGAATAATTCATGGCAACGTTTTTAAATAACAAGGTTGGATTTAAAGTTAACTCTGTTAACTTGTCTGACCACGTAACAGCTTTTACCCTTAACCGCGTTCTTGACCAAATTGAGATCAGCGCGATGGGTGACACCGCACACAAATACACAACTGGATTAGCGGCTGACACAATCACCGTTTCATTTTTAAATGATGATTTGGCTTCGGGCGCAGGTTCAGTAAGAGCTACATTACAAGCCGCTTTTGGTACAACAGTTGCTTTTCAAGCAATTCAAGATACTGCCAGCGCGGTGTCCGCAACCAACCCGTTATACAGTGGTACGATTTTAATTGACAACTTTACCGATATTAATGGTGCTGTCGCTGATATAGGCATGGTAGATTTAACGTTTACATGCAATAGCAAAACAGCGTACGCAACCACTGGTACTTGGTCATAACAAAGGACTGAAATGATTAAACTTAAAATAACCAAGGCTTCAGGTGACGTTTCTGAATATGAAATTACACCTGTTATTGAGTTCGCGTTTGAAACTCACTTTAAAAGTGGTTTTCATAAATATTTTAGAGATGAAGAAAAACAAAGCGCGGTCTATTGGTTGGCTTGGGAAGCTGAAAGGCGCAATGGCGTAACTGTTGTGCCTTTTGGTGATAAGTATTTGGAGCAGCTTGTTAAAGTAGAAATTCTTGACGCTGACTCCCCAAATGGATAACGCGGGATTCCTTTCACTACCTCGTTGCTAGGTTAGCAATAACAACAGGACTTCCGCACCAAACGTTTATTGATATGGACAGGGATTTGTTAAAGGCAACTTTAGCGGTTCTTAAAGACGACGCAAAGGCTAGGGAAAATGCCAGCAGAAATAAAAGGTTTAATTGAGCTTCAAAAAGCTCTTAAAGATTACGCCCCTGCCCTAGCTGTGCAACTAGACGATCAAATGGCTGTTGCCCTTGGTGGCGTAGTTAAGAAAGCCCAAGATTATGTTCCTAGCAATTCGCCTTTAAGCAATTGGAATTACAGACGACGATCTGAATTCTACTTTGATGCTCAAGATAATAGATTGAGAAAGTTCCCTTTATTTAATGCGGCAACTGTTGTAAAAAATATTAAATATAGTTCAACACCACGCAAAACTAATAGACGCGGATTTAAAGCTGTTTATTACATAATTAACAAATCTGCTGCGGGTGCTATTTATGAAACAGCTGGCAGAAAGAATCCTTCAGGTCAGCCTTGGGTTGGTCGTTTAGGCGACCCACGTCAAAAAGATATTAGTCGTTCAAACAACCCTCAAGCGGGTTCAGATTTTATTCAGGCAATGGGTGAGTTAAAGCAAGGCAACATAGAGAGTTCTACAAAGCGCGGTCGTTACATGAAAGGTCGGTTGATCTTTAGAGCTTGGGCTGAGGACGGTGGCAAAGCTAACGCAGCCGCTTTAACTGCTATTTACAACGCTAACGAGCAATTTAAAAAGAAACAATATTTTAGGAAGGCGTCACAATGAGTATAGTAATTGATATTGCCGCGCAATTTACAGGCAAGAAAGCATTTACTCAAGCTGAGAACGCTGCCGATAAACTGGCTAGAAACGTTAAACAAGCTCTCATTGGTGTCGGTGTTACCGCTTTTGCTAAGTCAGCGGTTAGTGCGTTTGCTGCTCAAGAAAAGCAATTAGCACTCTTTTCAAACTCGCTACGCAACATAGGTTTTGAGTTTGCAACCTCAGACTCACTAGCATTTTTAAACAGTTTAAAATTACAATATGGAGTTGCAGATCAGCAGTTAATTCCTGCATACCAGCAATTACTAACTACAACCCGAAGTCTTGCAGCCTCACAAAACCTTACCAACATTGCACTAGATATTGCTGCTCGTCAAAACATTAGTGTAGTACAAGCCGCAGACGCTTTAAGCAAGGCTTATCTAGGAAACACAAAAGGCTTAAACGGATTAGAATTAGGTTTAAGCAAAACAACTCTTGCTTCAGGTGATTTTGCTTTAATCCTAAAAGAGATAACTAACATTACAAAAGGCGCAGCTTCAAGAGCAGCCGATACTTTCTCTGGCAAACTAGCTAAGTTAAAAGTTGCAGCCGACATGGCTAGAATTAGTATTGGCGCAGGTCTTGTTGAAGCAATGATGCGTATTAGTGGCGCAACAGATATAGACCAATTACAAACAAAGATTATTAATTTTGGTGAATCTACTTCCCAAGCCTTAATTAGAATAGGGCAATTAATAAAAGATAACATTGTTTTAGTTAAGTCTTTTGCAGCTGTCTTACTTGCTGCCTTTACAATTAATAAGATAGCCGCTTTCATAACAGCATTAGGCACAATTGTTAAAACTGTTAAAGTTCTTAGAAATGCTTTACTAGCTTCAGCAATTGCTAGAAACTTCCTGTTTAGCCCATTAGGCGCAGCTGCTATGACCGCTGGCATGTTTGCCGCTATTGGCTTAATGATTAAAGGCGTTGACGCAATTAGTGAATCTGCTACTAAAGCAACTGGAAACCTACAAAGCATGTTTGCCGCTGGCGGTTCAATGGCTGGAGGCGATCAAGGCGGTGCGGCTAAATTCGCCGAGGGTGCAGCTGCTAGAGCTGCCAAGGAAGCCAAGGCTGCCGCACTTGCCCAATTAAAAGCTACTAACGCACAAACCAAGGCTATTAAAGATCAGGCTAAACTTAAAAAGGCAAGCGGCTTGCTTGACATGGAACAAATACAAATCATGGCAGCCTTGCAGAATCAATTAACTGAGGACGAGAAACTTAGACTATCTTTACAACTTGCTTTACTTACAGAAAATGCAGCAGAGGCAGACCGTTTAAGCAATCAACTAGCATTATCACAATTACAAACAACAGGCTTAGCAAGAGCAATTCAAAACTTACCACCTGCCCTTAATCCTTTACAAGATTATCCTAATTATATTAACAAAGCCATAACCGATATCTCCTTAATACAAGACGCATTAAATAAACTAAAAGCACCTGTTCTAACTGTTCAAATCAACACCGTTAATACAGGTGGTGGCGGTGGTGGCGGTGGTGGCGGTGGTGGCGGAGGCTCACCAATTGTTCCAGTTCCTTTTGCTGGCATACCATTAGGCGGCGACATTGGCGGAGCAGCAAAAGCTTTAGAATATGCGGCGAAAAAGAACCAAGTTACATTAAATACACAAATGCCTGATTGGCAAAGTTATCGTGCTGGAGAACGTGAAACAAAAGTTACAGTTAACGTCCAAGGCAATGTCATCTCTAACAGAGATTTAACTGACTCATTGCGTATGGGATTACTTGACTCAAGTGCATCGGGTTCATTTACTCTATCCAATAGAGCTACTAGAGGCGATTAATGGTTTTACCTGCAACGCTTGACATCTCTTTAGATTTTTCGTCGGGAGCCACCTTCGGCATTGGGCTTACCCTTGACGACCCTGTTAACGGTTTATTAGATACAGGCATTTTAGCCGAATCAACAACTCCATCACTAATAGCTGATTTAACGCCAGATGCAAGACGGATAAGCATAAGACGCGGACGCAATTTAATAAGAGATACTTACGAGGCTGGAAATGCCACCGTTAGAATTTACGACCCTAACGGAAACTTTAACCCACAAAACACTAGCTCGCCTTATTATGGTCAATTAACACCTTTAAAGAAATTGAGAATTTCTGCCGCTTATAGCGGAGTAACTTACTATTTGTTTAGCGGCTATACAACGGATTACATTTATTCTTACGATCAAGGCGAGAACGTTTCCTATGTGGACATAAACGCTTCAGACGCTTTTAGATTGTTTAATTTAGCAGCTGTAACCACAATAACAGGGCAAGCAGCTGGTCAAGATACAGGCACTAGAATTGACAAGATTTTAGATACAGTAGATTTTCCTGTCAGCATGAGGTCAATTTCCGTAGGAGATACTTTAACCCAAGCTGATGCTGGCAGCTCTAGGACTTCATTGTCAGCGATTAAAAACTGTGAATTCTCAGAACAAGGGGCATATTATGTCAGCCCCTCTGGCAACGTTGTGTTTAAAAACAGATCAGAGGTTATAGGCAGCGCAGGTGACACTCCTATTGAGTTTAATCAAACTACTGGAATTCCTTACAAAAACGTAAAGTTTGCCTTTGATGATAAATTGATTGTGAACCAAGCAAACATCACTCGCCTTGGGGGTGTGACCCAAGTTTTTATTGACGCCGATAGCGTTGCGACTTACTTTCCTCACTCAATTACTAGCTCTGATCTAGTCGTTCAGACAGACGCAGAGGCAGCCAATATTGCTGCTATTTACGTCGCGTCAAGGTCAGACACAACCATTAGAATTGATGAAATGAGCATTGACTTACTGGACTCCAATGTGCCGACTGACACGCTCCTTGGCATGGATTATTTTACTAATGTTCTAATTACCAACATACAGCCTGACGGTTCTACCATTACAAAAAACCTTCAGGTTCAAGGCGTTGCTTGGGATATAACCCCTTCGTCTTGGATTGGACATTTCAGCACCCAAGAAACCTTGGTTGATGGATTTATTTTGGACGATATTTATTATGGTCAGTTAAATGACGATATACTTAGCTACTAGGGGGATAACAATATGGCAGCAGGACTAGGGTTTAAAACGTTTGCAGTTGGTGAAGTTCTTTCCGCCGCAAATGTCAACGGATATTTAATGCAGGGAGTTTTAGTTTTTGCTAATGCGACAGCTCGCGACGCAGCAATCACTTCTCCACAAGAAGGACAATTTGCATTTACAAAAGACAATGATTCTTTGTGGTATTACTCAGGCAGTGCGTGGGTTAGCTCAGGCGCAACTGGCGATATTGAAGGCGTTACCGCTGGCGTAGGTATTTCAGGTGGTGGTACTTCAGGAACAGTAACAGTTACAAACTCAATGGCAACAGCAATAGACGCCAAGGGTGATTTAATTGCTGGTACTGGCGCAGACACTTTTGCACGCCTAGCAGTAGGCACAAACGGACACACACTTGTAGCGAATAGTTCCACAAGCACAGGTTTGGAGTGGGTTGCGGCTGGTGCAAGCGGATTAACTTTTATTACATCAAGTTATATGAATGGTTCTGCTGCTAATAGTGGTGCCCTTCCT